ATGTAACCGTACTCAAAAAACCTTGCTCTTTAATTGTAAAATTATTCAAATCCCAGTTTGTATCAGAGGTTACCATACTCTGATGTTGCCATTGCTCCATGTAATAACGATTTTTAAAACCGCCCTCGTAGCCATACGCAACATCGCCTGTAGTACCTTGGATAACACGTCTATTTGTGCCGTTCTGTCGTGTGATACTAAACATAGATGCTGACTGCCAGATACGCGAGGGTGCTAAGAAGAGTTTCTGTGAGGTTGTAAAATTCAATGTATTATTACCGTTCTGGTAATTTGTAAGGAGTGTAGGATAATTTGAGTCTATAGTATTCAAGAAGAGACCACCCAAATTTGTAAAATTCGCAACAGTTGATATACCAGCGTTATTGGACGCAACAATTTGACTTGCGTCTAACCAGACTTGAAGTGTGGAAATGCTTGATAGCGTAGAAACTGTAGTATAGGGATTGGCGTTTGTGTAGAAATTGTAGATGGTTGACATTCCATATTTGTTCGTCAAATAGCGCTCAACTGACTTCTGTTCTCCTGGAGGGAGAGCGCGATCATAGATAAGGATTTCGCTGACTTCGCACTCAGATGCGCTGTTACAGCTGGTGTCATAGGAGCCATAGTTGATGGAAAGACCCTCAAATCCTGATTGTGTATAGCCTCTATTGAAATTGGAACCAAAGTAGAAATAGGTGGCAATTCCATTCGAATCACGGTGGAACGTGTTTACATCCCAGAGAGTATTGCTAGGATTTCCAAAGACTTCAATCCCACCGTCATTACAGAAATAGTTCTTTACCCATGTAGAATTCGAGGGATTTACTCCATATCCATATAAGGTGTTTGATGCAGTAATTGACTGAAAGATTGTTCTGTTTATTCCAGGTGTATGTCTTGAAACAGTAAAGAGTGTGTATTCATTTGGGAATATTAAGTTATTACAGAGCTGCATTGTTCTGACAGGAGTTGTCGCTGTAAATAAGAGTGTATTGTAGCCGAGACCCGCGTTGTAATTCAAAATAGGCATATTTGAAAGTTGACAAGGGCTGGCGAATTGTGCAGTGAAATCTGAGGCGATTCCTGTAAGATTACGCAATGTAGATACAGGTGTGAACGTTGTCAAGTTACTCTGTAGATTCCATTTTCTTGCCAGATAGCCTTCAACAACTGTTCGTTCCGAAGTGGGAAGATACCGATTGTACATAATAATTTCACGCATAGTCCCTGTATAATAGTATGTTGTTCCGTTCCAGAAACGCCCAACTGAAGCGCCAATCCATGAAAGGAGATCATTTGACGATGCGATTGTCAAATACCTTATACCATTGAGATACATGTCACGTGTATTCAAGTTTGAACTATACGCCATTGTCCAGAGTCTGTAGGGTTCTAGTGGTACGCTGGTATAGTTATCAATTGTCAGTTGTGTAGCGTTATTGTAAGTATCAAAATAGAAGTTGCTTGTTGTATTGTAACCCATATAGAGTTGTGTAAAGGTTCCCGTATTCGAGCCACCTATGAAATAATTAGGAATTGTATTTGATTGACGCTTTTCCACTACAAAAATGGTATAATCTGAATTTGTGATTAAGGGTATATTTGAAAAGGTCATGAATTGAGATCCACTAAAGATAACTTCACGCGTATTTGTTGAGAAGATCGGCTGATTTCCTGTTGTAGCCTGAATCAAGTCGCGACCCCTGCCTGTTCTGTCTATCCAGCGGCTCACGTTAGAGCTTGAAAGAGTAAAGTTGTTTGCGCCTGAAGCATCAAACCAGCATTCCAAGCTAGAAATGGTCGACGGGCTAATTCCTATAATAGAGGATGTCTTGTAAGGGTGCTCTAAGATAGGTAGCTGACCAGGATCAAACCAGAACTTCAAGTTCGTGATCGTCGAGAGTGTTGACGGACCCGCTGCTGGTGCCGCGTTCACTGAAAGAGGATAATTGATTGATTGTGTTATTAGATTGCTCGTCATACTGTACTTAGTTGCGAGGTAGTTCTCCACCTGATTGCGCTCGACTGTGTTAAGACATCTGTCATATACGAGAATTTCACCCACTTCGCAATCAGAACTATTATTTGAATCATTATTAATTGCCATACCTTCAAATCCACTTGTCGCGTAGCCTATGTTTATATTGGAACCATAATAGAAATTTGCTGCTATACCCTCAGTGCTACGTGTAAAAGATAACAAATCCCAGTTCGAGTTTACTGCATTACCGTTTATTTCAATCCATCCATCATTAAAGAACATATTTTTCTTTTGTCCTGTATATCCATAATACACTGTTTGTGTCTGTCCTTGTAATATATGACGACTATAGGTTGTATTACAACCCAAGTGACGCGCAATATAGAACAAGCTGTATTCATTTGGATAGATGAGAGGATATGTAGGAAAGACAGTTGGTAAATTGGACGCATTTGAGTTTAAGAATCCAAGGATCAAGGGCTGATTTCTTAAAGCATCAAAGCGCATCACATTTCTACCGCCCAAGAGTGCTGAACTCGACAATGTAGGCATATTAAAGAGCTGACCAGTTGTGTTGATCATGTCAATTGGCATTCCTGTGAGATTTTTCAGAGTTGATATAGGTGTATTGGACATTAAATTAGACTGTAGATTCCACTTTGTAGCAAGATAACCCTCGACGAGTTGACGTGTACCTGTATCGAGTGCGTTCGAAAAGAAGAGGATTTCTTTGATGTAGCCTGTGTAAAAATAGGCGGTTCCGTTATTAAATGAACCAATTGAAGCTGCGTTCCATGATGTTAAATCTTGAAACATGAAGTTCGAATTTAGAAGTTGACCATTGATAAATAAGCTACGCATTCTAAGATTGGATGAGTACTGTACTGACCAGATACGATTAGGTTCAGTAAATCGTGAAGGCTGCGTTATAAAAGTTTCAATCGTTGCACCTAGACCATTATTATAAATATCTGTGTACACGCTATTTGATGCATTGTACCCCATTATCAAGTGTCCAAAGGTGTTTGTATTCGATGAACTTGCTCCCATAAAATAGTTCGTCGCACTATTGCTCTGTCTCTGTTCAACAACAAAAATTGTATAGTCATTTGATCTTATATTGGGGAGTGTGGTGAATGACAAGAATTGAGAGTTGTTGAAATAAAGCGCGGTGCTCACTAAATTTAGTGTGGAAGTGTAGAAGGGTTGATTTGAAGTGGTTGCTTGTGTAAGTGTTCGTCCTCTTCCTGTACTGTCCCTCCACTGACTTACGTTGGATCCTGAAGCAAATGTGAAATTGGTTGAGATTGACGCATCATACCAAGCATCCAGTGACGAGATACTTGAGGGGCTGAAATTAGAACCAACTGTTGAGAAACGATAGACATGCTGTAAAATATTCATTTGGCTGGGATCAAACCAGAGCTTCAGATTCGATATGCTTGACAGGGAAGAAATTGTATTCAAGACAACGGGCGTTGAGACCTGTAGCATACGCTGCGTCAAATTGTACTTGTTCGCAATGTAGTTTTCAACACGACTACATTCATTGCTGGAAAGTGCGCGGTTGTAAAATATGATTTCAGCCACTTCACCGTCTGATGCCTGCAAAACATTTCCTGATAAATACCAAGAATAACTATATGAGTAATTAATACCGAATCCTTCAAATCCAGATTGTAAATAACCTTTATTGATGTTGGAACCAAAATAATGTAAGGATCCTTGACCACTTGACTCGCGGCGGAATCGGAACAAGTCCCAGTTTGAATCTGGAGGTGTTCCATAATTTTCTATTGTACCATCCGCATTAAAGATATTCTTCGCATATCCGTTGTAGCCGCTTCCATAGCCAAACATACCAGTATTGAGACCAAAGATCAAACTTCTGACGTTACAGTTTGCGCCTGTATTACTAGGACCTACTGTAGCTCCTGGACCAGCGAGATGTCTCGAAAGAACAAAGAAGGTATAGTCACTATGATAGAAAAACGCATTTGACTGATACATGGGTGTGTTCGAATTAAATCGTAGAACCTGTCGTCCTAATGTAGAATTGGTAACAAGAGAAGGATAATTACATAAATTTCCTACTGTGGGAATTAAATCAGCACCTGTCCCAGCGAGATTTCTGATAGTGGAGATAGGAGTATTAGACATCAAATTGGACTGGAGTCCCCACTTCCAAGCTAAATAGCCTTCCATTTCTTCTCTTTGAGAATCGCCCATGAAATTATTATAAAAGATCATTTCTCGCATATTTCCCGTATAATAAAACAAGGATCCATTGTTACTATTTAATAAACCTAAACTGGGAAAACTCCACTGTTCTACATTCGTAGCAAAATTGCTTTGAACACTATTTAATAAACCATTAATAAAAAATCGACGAATTCTTAAATTAGAACTATACTGAATAGACCAGATCCTATAAGGCTCTAAATCAAATCGTGTTGTAGGAGGTATAAAATTACATAAATCATTGTTATAAAAGCCAAGTGTGGGAGCAGTAATATAGGGAAATGTAAAATTACTATAATTTAGACCAAAGTTGGAATATCCTACGAAAAAGTTGGAATTCTGATTATTACCAGCGCCAGCATTAGAATTTGAGCCTCCCAAGAAACAAGAGAGTGTAGTAGCACCATTTCCATTTGTTTGACGTTGTTCAAGAACAAAAATTGTAAAATCGCTTCGCACAACTGAAGGTGCTGTACTAAAATACATAAAGCGCGAGCCATCGAGCAGCACTGTATTTTGTGATGAAACCAATATAGGTAAATTGGAATTAACTGTTTGTATTAGGTGCCGAGAATTGGAACCTTTATCAAACCAAATTCTTATAGATGAATTGAACGTGCTGAAATTAGAGACACCTGATGCGTCAAACCAGCAATCTAGACCAGGGAATGAGGACGGATTGACTCTGGGCGATGAGAAATTGTAGGGGTGTCTCAAAGTAGGGATTTGAGTAGCATCATACCAGAACTTCATGTCAGGGATGGTGGAAAGAGATGAAATGACATTTGTGAGAAGAGCCTGAGGGACATTAGAGTTAATCTGTAATAAATTGCTCGTCATGTTGTATTTGTTCGCGAGGTAGGTCTCGACCTGATTGCGCTCTTCTGTTCCAAGACATCTGTCATAGACTAACATTTCACCCACTTCACAATCAGAACTAATATTCGAATCAGTATTAATTGACATGCCTTCAAATCCGCTTGTCGCGTACCCTCTATTTATATTGGAACCAAAATAGAAAAAAGCAGCCATGCCATCATTGCTGCGTGTAAACGTTAATAAATCCCAGTTACAATTTGGCGTATTGCCGTTTATTTCAATCCATCCGTCATTAAAAAACATATTCTTCCTTTGTGAAGTG